AGGGTTCCAACTACACAGTACGATTGGGTCTCTTTAATAGAGCCCCCAAGCGATCCTGCGTATTATGTAACCCAAAGTACTCATACAAAAGAGTATGACCACGATGCTATGACCGATGTTAAAGTAGCCGATTTCTACAAGCGCATCGCGCAAGGAGAAATTATCAATAATCCATGTTCGTACAGTAGATCGTTTCAGACAATATCTGGATCGAGCACCGTCTACTTTCAGCGTGAACCTGGCTATCCAACTTGGAATAATTATTACGAGTTGGGAGCTGTGACTTTGGGCTATGCCTTTCAGTCAGACTTCTTTGCTTGGGGCCTTACAGAACAGCCATCTGTTCAATCAGATGATGATCTGGAAGCTCGAGCTAAGTTAGTCGCTTACGCTAATATTGACACTACTCCGTACGCCTTTGGTGAAGATACTCTTGAGATTAGGGAAACAATAAAGTTCCTGAAGAACCCTCTAGAGGGCATTCTCAATGTGACCCGCTCTTTTGAACGAAAGAGAGGTGATACCGTTACTCGCTGGAAAAAGTACCTTGACAGAGCGGAAGCTCTTAAAGATCTTTACCTTGAGTACCGATTTGCCTCTAGTCCTTTGTACCGCAGTTTATGCGATGCATTGGATGCTTACGTTGGTGGCCAAAGGGTGTACCCTACAAGATTGACATCTCGTGGCTTTGCCATAGATGAAGATACTGTAGAGGGAACCCATGTTCATGTCCGTACGGGTAAAACCGACGAATTTGACTATAGCCACAGCTTAAAGAGTGATTATCACGCCAGTATCTTGTATGAGATTAGTAACCCCATACGAGACTGGAAATTTCACCTCGGGTTTAGGATGAAGGACTTGCCTACTACTTTTTGGCAGGTAGTCCCTCTCAGCTTTATGGTTGACAGACTATATGACGTATCATCCTTTTCTAAGGGGATACTGAATATGGCTGATCCTAAGGTTAAGATCCTGGCCGCTTCCGTTCGCGCAAAGCACACTGATGAAAGACAACTTCAGTATGTAAACGCGACACGGGTCGGTCGGACTATGACCGGGAAGGGTGATGTTGTGAATGATTACACTTTCACATATAATCGCACTCCCTGGTTACCTACATTCCGTGACGTTATCCCCAAACCGCAATGGTCTGGGTTAACTGATTCGGCCACTAAAATGCTTGATCTGGCTGCAATTTCTTCAAATTACATCCAGAAATGGCTTCAACCTTAAGAGGACATATCCATGTCTATCGACTCAAGTGTCATCCTAGTAGGTGGCACAACTTCATCTACCGGTGGTACTAGCACTGGGTTCATCGTTAAGGGCTCCGGCGACGGTAACAAAAAGGTTATACTGGACGACGCGTCTGAATTTATAGACAGTCAACAGTATACCTTTTCCGTCTCGGATCCCGTGGTGAACTCCGGCGCACCAAATGGGTATACACAGCAGCGTAGTACTGTGAAATGCGTTGTCCCGTTAAATCTGGACAACGGAAATCGCACTACTAACACGGTCACAATCTCCCTTGCTTTTGATCCTGAAACAACGGATACAGAGAAGGAAGCTTTGATCGAGCTGGGTGCCCAACTGCTTATCCAATCGTCACTTGATGACTTTTGGAAAAAGCAGTCTCTTGCCTAATGGACGTCTGGCTGTACCTTTTAATAAGTGTTTCGAGCTTAGTGCTCGTAGCATTTACTAATGACCTTTTGGTCAGAGAGGAACTGACAGATCTCGAACGAAATCGTGCGAGAGCCATGCAGCAAGAGCTGGTTAGGGAGAGTCAGGAATTCCTGAGCCATCCCTATAGTATAACTTTACCAACAGGAGAACATACCTATGGAAAAGAAAACACCTCGGAAGAGGAAGAAGCTCTTTCAACCCGATAGTATCGCAACAGAGATACATCGGGCGTTATTGCGAGATTTCACTCAAGCTCAACATGAGTATTGCTTGAATGAAGACACGGTCCTTTATGGACTTAACCGACAGGTCTCGGAATTTACTAAGAAATATCTTAGTGAGGCCCACGACAAAGACGTTGTTGAGGCTGAGACTTTCTCGAACTTTAAGAAAGTGAACAGTCATATGGAGAAGGTGAACTCTGAGTTGAAAGATTATTTCAAACAGATTAACCTTAACCGTATAAATCAACATACCCGGGAACCAGAGAGAATTTTTCTGCGTGCCCGCGCTCTAATGCACTTTGTGCTTAGGAGCGATTGTCGTCTCGAAGATGTATTTCAGCACAGTAAGAATAGTGCTGGTTCTAGCATTGGTGTCCCGTATTCAAATACGAGCCCCGAAGCTAAATTTACATTTCCGATATCGGTGACTAAACGTGCCAAACCTCTCTTGATGGAGTACTTTAGCTGGGATTTTGTCCTAGCCGAAGCTGTTGAGCAACTCAATAGCAGAGTCACACAGGCTCCGTACAACATCGTAGAGGGTTCTCGCGCAACAACAGTCGACAAAACCACTGATAAAAGACGCTTTATATGTGTCGAACCTACTGGAAATATGTTTCTCCAGCAAGGTTTGATGCATATGATGTACGAGCGTCTCGCATCGGTTGGAATTGTACTACCAGAATTGCCCGATCTGCACAAATGGAAAAGCAAGCTCGCTTCAATTAGCGGCAGTGATGCCACTATTGATTGGAGTTCTGCTTCCGACTGTGTTTCGATCGAGGTACTACGTTGGTTATTACCACCAGCATGGTTCCGCATGGTTATGGATCTACGTTGCGACTCGACCACCATTCAAGGTGTAAACGAGAAACTTCACATGATCAGCTCCATGGGCAATGCAACAACGTTTCCTTTGGAAACACTGGTATTCTGGACTCTAGGCATTGCTACAGTTCTCGATAAAGAAGGGTCACGGTCGTTGTTCCCGGAATGGGATCAACTAAAAACCGTGTCTGTCTTTGGAGACGACTGTATCTTACCTACTCGTTATGCTTCAAAATTCATTGAAGTTTGCGAGAGTGTAGGTTTTATCCTCAATAAGGAGAAATCCTTTATTGATCCTACACGTAAGTTCAGAGAATCCTGTGGAGGTGATTACCTCTCAGGATACGACATTCGGCCTTTCTATCTGAAAAGCCCCACCAGTAACCGAAGAAGCGCCTTAGAACCGTGGTTATATATTATAGGTAACTCGTTGTTAAAGAAGTACATTTCGTACTTCGGCGAGTTATCTTATATTTACCACGGCCTTTGGTCGACTTACTTTGGGCTATTTAAGAAGTACAAGTTACATCTTAAGCTTGTACCTTCTTACTTTCCCGATGATTCTGGTTTCAAAGGAGGTTTCGATCTCCAAAGATTCCATAATCTCTACGAGCCTATCTTAGCGCCCGTAGCTCGGAATAGTCATGGTACATACTCCTTTTCTTATTGTAGGTTCCGTTACTGGAACTATACGAATAAGGATCATCACATCCGTTACAGTCTTTGGCTTAAAAAACCATCGTCTGTGATAGAAGGTGATAAGGCGTTACGACCAGACTTTCCAACTCGTGAAAGAGGTGGATATGTTGTTGCTAAGGCAATTAGCTGCCACTGGCAGCTCCCCGCGTTAAGGGGCGTCATGAAACAGTGACGAATTGCCCAATAACCAAACACAAAGATCCGCGATTCCGGTAAGGAATCAACGAACCCCTGTT